AGGGCAAAATCAGTTGCACCGCTATGTTTATATCGAAATGCGAGATTGAGCGCATCAACTACCATTAAGGTATTATCAGGCTCAGATACTTGTTGAAAACTTTTGCTCATTTTTAGTGTTTTTGTTTAATGTAAGAGTATATTATACTCTAAATTGACACATATGTCAAGTTACAAATTTGGGTTGCTCATTCACTAACCAGTCCTCTAAGAGTGCTATGTAGAATTCATGTTCATCAATACTCACAAATAGGTATCTGTAGTCGGCTGTAGGCATATCTAAAAATGCAACAAATATCTTTGATCTGTCAAATTTAAATGCTAATAGTGGTTTTTTATTTACTTGTTGGCCTTGACGCACTGACTGTTTCCAAAACTCTATTAATTGCGGATTTTTTCCTGTTAATAAAGCGCTGGAAATGTGATCTTCTGCGTAGCCTTTTACTTCTACTGCATACAGGTTAGTTCTGCCAGGGACATATAAATCTGCCTTTAGCTGATGTTTAGGGTCGAGAGCCCCTGATCCAGGAACTCTTTCCCAACCTAACCCTGTATGTTTTTTCAGAGCATCACGTACTACAGTTTCAGTGCGAGCACCTTTTGCTCTGCTATCTACCATTACTCGGCTGCTTTAGCTGCCTTGGGATTAATGATAACTGGTGTTTCTGCTGTAGCAGTAACTATATCAGTTAAACCAATTTCTTGAACTACAGGAGCCGGCACTTCTTCTTCCGCAGCCTTTACGCCAGGTACTTCAAAAGTACAGTTAGGGTCAACTCGTACTATAACTTTTCCATTACCAACTACTGTTAGTGTTGCACTTTCGTGATCACTAAAATAGTCGCCAGGGCTAAGCTGTACTTGACCAACGTTTTCGCGAGTAACAGTACAGGTTACACTACCGTCAATTTCTTCTAAAATCATATTATACCTCTATTTGTGAGATGTTATTGCGTTTCGACACATTTACTTTTTCTAATAAAGGGTGAGTAAAACCATGTGAAACAAGGAAAGTATTTAAATGCTCTTCTTTGAGCAATACTTCTACTAGCTTTTCTTTACCGTCTACGTCTAGCGTTTCGACAGTTTCATCTAATATTAGAAGGTTAATTCTTGAACTAGATAAGGTTTGCATTAGCTTTCTAATAGCTAATAGAGTTGCCACGTTAACCCTGGCTTTTTCACCACCTGATAGTGCTAAGATTTCAATATCTTTGCCATTATCGGTAATAATTACATTTAATTTATCACTAGCAGATATTTTAAAACCAATTTGGAATCTGCCATCAGATAAGTCTATTAAGTACTTATTGGTAATTTCCTCTAAGTCTTTTACTAAACATTCAATTTTATATGCCACTAAACCTGTAGTTGAAAATGTTTTGGTTAAAACATTTATAATAGACATTTTTTCACTTAATTCATGCAGTTTAGAACTATAAACTTCTAGTTCTGCATTCATTTCTAGTAACTGTGTACTTACTGCGTCTACTTTAGCATTGTGTGCATTAGCTATATTATTTTGTTTTTCAGCGTGAGCAATTGCAGTTTTAAGATTAGCTATTGCTGTTTGTAATGCTGTAAATTTAGAGTTTAATTCGTTTTTGTCTAATAAATCTTCTTGTAACTCAGGATTAATTAACTGATGATATTTTTCCCACTCATCATGAGCTTTACTAGCAGATTTCCATGCTGTAGTTTTATTCATGAACTCTTGTTCAATTTCATCTATCTCATTAAGCCTAGTTTTTATGTTGGCTATTTTTGCAGAAGCATTCACTATTATAGCATATTGTTCAGCTATTAAAGTAGCAATTTTTTCTTCATCAATTGTTTGTAGACAAGTAGGGCAAGTACCTTGTAATGCTCCTATTTTTTTAATAAAAGCATCTGAGTCTTTAACAGACTTGGTTAATTCAATAGAACTAGTATTTAATTGTTTAATTTCTGGTGCTAATGCACTAACTGTATCTGCAGGAGTTTCTGGTAGTGGAAATAATTTTATTTTACTTTGTATTTGTTTGTAGGTATTATTTTGCGTGATCTTTTTATTGGTAGACTCTAAGCCGCGAATTTTTATGTCTAATTCACTAGCCTCAGTCACCAAATTATCCTGAATTACTGGCACTTCACAATAATCTTTATGTGACAAATCCATTTTACTGTATTTATCTAACCAGCTATTTACAGTATTTACTTGAGATTGCGCCTCTGCAATGTCTTTGGATAAATCTTGTGATACTTCTTTAAAAACTTCTTGCGCTTTAGTATACTTGCCTAGATTTAAAATTTCAATAAGAAACTTTTTTCTGGCAGTATCAGCAGCAGTTAAAAATTCAAGACTACTAGCATTTGATTGGTAGACAATTTGTGCAAAAGTTTTGTGATCAAAACCTAAAATGTCTTCAATCATTTTGTAGGTTGCAGTAGCTGTGTGAGCACTAATATCTACGCCATTTTTAAACAATTTAACTGTTTGACTAGTGCCACGAGATGTTTTAATTGTGTACTCTATACCATCTCGCTCAAAGTCAAGTTCAATAGTATAAGTTTTGTCTTTTACATAGCGGTTTAAAATATCCGCTTTTTTAATTGATTTGGAGTTTTTATTAAATAAAACTTCTTCAAGAATAAGGGCTATAGAACTTTTTCCATGCCCATTTTTGCCTACAAGTTGTGTTAAAGGTGTCGCAATAAAATTTATTGTATTATCTTTTCCATAACTAAAAGCATTAGACCACTTTAATTCTTTTATTGTTATCATGTTCTATTATGTACTTTTTTAATTCTGTTAATCCGCCAATGTATTGTTCACCAATAAAAATTTGCGGAATAGTACGTGCATTAGGTACTTTGTCAAACAAATCTTTTTTACTAAAACCAGTATTAATACCGATTTCTCTATTCAAAACTTCATAACCTTTATTTAGTAGTAATTTTTTAGCTTCTAAACAGGCAGGGCAATTAGCTTGAGACCACACTTCAGCTTGTAAATTTGTCTTCATAATTTTGCATTTCTTTTAATACGGCATTTACGGTGTTATCCGGTAATTCTAGAATATAAGTTAAGTATTCTTTTACTTCTTCTGTTAAACTCATTTCAGGGTCTAACATTAGTGCCGAATCTGTATCTCGTTTAATTACTTTGCGGTCAATTAAGTCTGAGTCTTCGAGCTCACCAAGTTCTTGCATATCGCCTTCAACTTGGTAAATGGTGTGATCAAAATCTGTCGCCGGTTTAGGGTCTGCAACTCCAACGGTTTTTCTGATAAGTTGTGGTAAGCTAAATTTGAGCCAAACATGCTCCAAAGAATCACTATCAAGCAAAATAGCTCCAGTGTCTACGGAACTTCTATGAAAGCTAGTAGTATAAGGGCTACCAGGATAAAGAATATTAAGTTGGGAATTTTCATAACTGTGTAAATCACCTGCTAATACAATGTCCCAGCGACTAAAAAGCGCTAAATCAACTTCTGACTTAACGTGTGGAGGAATATCGCCTCGAACATGGGTACAAAGAATTTTTCCGTTAAACAGTCTAGGTTCTTTTTCAAACTCTTTTAATTTGTTATACGGAATAATGTCAATGCCCGCTAATTTAATGCACCAAAATTCATCAATAACTTCAACTAGTGGGTTTAGCCTATTAGTTGATTTTTTAAGATTTGATAAGAAAGTCGTGTCTTTCTTAAGCATTTCGTGATTACCTGAATATATAATTGTTGGTTTTGTAAAACTAGCTACAAAGTCAAAGTATAATTCTACTTCGTCCATTGTTGGTAATCTGTCAAAAATATCTCCACCAACAATTACTAAATCAGCCTGTTCTTGCATTTGTTGAAACTGCTCAACAAACAAACGAAAACGATTTTTTGCCCAGTCAATAGGTACGTTTTTCTGACCTAGTTTTATATGTACATCGGCTGTGAATAGTATTTTCATATTTTATAGACAAAATAGCCCGCAAAGCATAAAGTTTTGCGGGCTATAATTTTTAACCTAAGTCTTTAACGGCTTCTTTCTCAGCTTCTGAGGTACCGTCTTCACTCTCATCATCACTATTAGTGGTGATTTTTGTTAATAGAGCCAACACTTCATCTTCTGTTGGGCGAGTGTATTTTTCGTCAATAGATTTAGATGCACTAACCAATTCACGTTCTGCATCTGAAAGTGTACGAGTTTTGCAACGCAACACTTGCAACTGGTACTCGACATTATAAGCCAATGGGCCAGTCTTAACTCGTTTGAAAACAACATCCCAACCAGTATCAAAATCTGTAGGATCACCTAAGTCTTCTGCTGC